TATAATTATCTATTTTAAACTGTGCCTACCATTATAATTAAGGTATGGAACCTCAAGTCATTGCAGCAATTATTTCAGGAAGTATTGGAGCCTTTGCAGGTATAACAAGGGCTTTGGGTAATTTTAGTAAAAAATTAGATAGAAGATTCGAAAATGTTGAAAGAAAAGTAGAAAAATTAAAAAATGAAGTTTTACACGATTATGTATTAAAAGAGGATTTTTTAAGAGAAATGCAAGCTGTTCATACTAAATTAGATAGAATTTTAGATCATTTATTAAATAAATAATTAAGTAGCATCTACCCAACCACCAACAGTATCTAAATATATTTTCAAAACTCCATTACCAGCACCATTTGTATCCCAATGTAGTTGTCCATCTATAGCGTTGGCTGGCTGACCTGCAGAAACAGAAACTACTGCTTTTACACTTTTAAATGATGTACCATCATGAATTTTAAATATTTGTGTACTTACAGTATCTAACCAAGTTTCCCCTTTACTAGAAGACGTAAAGCCAGCAGGAGAGGTATTAGGTGCAGTGCTTCCAATATGAACAGGACCAACTTTTATTAAACCAGTACTTGGAGAAGCAGTGTTATCTGCAAAAAATAAACCTGGACTTACACTATTATTATTTAATGCTAATTCACCAGCTCCTAATCTTATTGGGAAAGGTCTATCATTTACTGTGCTTGATCTACGAGTTTGAATTTGTACTGCCATAATTAGACATTTATATATAGTCCTGCATCTACTACTGTATCTTGGGCAGTCTCTGGATTATATGATCCAGCATCCATGTTACTGGTATTAGCTGCAACATCTAATAATTCTCCATTTATATAATCACCTGCTTTTAATAATCCAGCTTCAAAAACATTAGTAAATTCTGATAATGGTTTATTTACAATTCCAAATTTTATATCATCTAAAACTGTAGGAGCTTTATTAAATAATTTATTTACCATTGCAATCATTCTATTTGTTGTATTTAAAGATTTACCTTCTCTATTTAAACCACCTGTCTCATCTCTTTTTAAACTATCAGTCAAAGTCATAGCAATTACAGAAGGATCAAAATTAGCTACATCTTGAGGTAAATTAAAATCACCAATAATATTTTTATTACCTTCCCATTTTGTTGAACGATTATATAAAGCAAATACTTCAACAGCTTCTTGCATTTTTCTTTTTTCTTTTGCCCATCTTTTTTCCCAATTTTCATAACCTTTTCCTAAAGGTTTATCACTAGGTTCTAATAACCAAGCCCCAACATATTCGTGTTTCTTTAAATTTTCTACAGTAACATAACCCCCAGTGGTTTGAGTAAATGGATAAACAACAGTAAAACTATTTGGATTAGGAACATCAGTAATTGTATATTCACCTGATATTGCATTTCCACTTGTAAAATTTAATTGAATTTTATCGTTTTTATTTAAATTATGATTTTCAAAATTCACAGTAATATTTACTCCGGATTGAATATACTTGGCTGCTAATTTAAGTGGCTCATTACCTTCATCATGGAGAAGTGACCACATTGCTGCGTAAATATGCTTGCACCAACGTAGTTGATAATATTGTAAATTTTGAAAAGAATCTTGTTTTTCATCTTCATATTCAGGTAACTCATAAAAATTATTTATAGTCACGTAACCTAAGTCTCTAAATACGCCAGGTTCATCTCTTCTTTCATCGAGAGATCCATCATTTTGAATTATATTTCCAGGCTTTGTATCTCTAATCGCAGTTACTGGAAACTTCTCATGATTATTTTGACTAAATAAATTATAACTATCTCTTCTAGAAAAATCTTGACAAGAACAATTCCATCTTAATTCTGTAGTTAAGAATCTTCCAACTGCAAAACCTCTATGAGCTGGTACAGTTGTTTTAGCTATCGTATCTACAGTTTTTGCACCATAGCTATCTGCTTTTTGAAAAATAATTTCATTTGTTGTAGCATCAGATCCTGTTACTGTATATCCAACATAATCATCATATCTAAATCCTCTTATTAATCTAAATAATTTTAAATTTCCTGAAGTTGTTCCAGTCGGAATAGTGGTGAATTTAAATTCTGTGGCACTAGTAACTTCGATTGTATATCTACCTGAAATAACAGCTCCTGTACTTACATCAACAAAAACTTTATTGTCTGTAGATAAACCGTGAGCGGAACTACAAGTAACTGTGACTGTAGTTCCAGATCTTGAATATGTAGAAGTTATACCAGAATCTCTTTCTACTATTCGATCAGCCATTCTTTCTCCTGCTAAAAAAGCAACTTCAGTAGGTAATGATCTTAGTTTTACTCTTACAAATCTCCAACGAGTGTCATTAAAAGCAGTTGAATTATGATAAACAACATTTCCTGAAGTTGTAGCAGAATTAGAAGCAGTAAGGGTAAAAGTATTCTGTGTTTTACTTATAATTGTTAAAGTCTCATCTGTCGCACTACCTGTAGAAATATCTAAGTAAACATTGTCATTTGGAAACAAACCATGATTATTTTTTGTAACTACTAAAGTAGTTCCACTCTGAGTATAGGTAGCATTTACTGAAGGGGCTAAATATCTAACATCTAATATTGGTAATCCAAAATCATAGAAACTAAAACCATCTGTATCTCTCATCCCACAAATATGCTCTCCTAATTCTTGATTAGTAGAAGGAAAAGTAAATATTCTTGCAGGTATAAAAACTCCAGGAAACTGTTGAAAAGTAAAGAATAATCTATAATCTCCTCGCTTATCTCTTTCTTTAGAATTAGATCCTAATATCTGTTGTGTAAATGTATATAATTCGTATCCTCTTCTCCATCTAGTCCATAAAGAATCTTGATTATAAAATTTTACTTCACTCTCTAATGCATAACCATCTGAGCCTCTTGGATAGACACTAGGTTTTTTTGGAATATTCTCAAAATTTTTAAAATTATTTTTTAATTCGAAATTAGATTTATCTTCGAATTTTTTAAATCCGAATGACATAATTTTTAATAGAATCCACCCTGTACATTACAGTAGAATCCATTTGTTAATGCAGTAGCTCCACTAGCTGCAGCATATAATGCCTGTCCTCTTCTTAACATTAAACCTCTTTGTTTTGGTGCTATTTCGTTATTAGATGCTCCAAAATTAGCAGCTCCTGATTGAACTACAGGATGATTAATTAATGGTAATTTTTCAGTTAATGTAGTACTTAATATTTGATTCTCTGATACTTGAGGAATACTCTGAGTAAATAAAGGGAAAAACTGGTTGATATTTGTAATTGTTCCTGTACTAACTAAATAAAAACAAAAATCTATTGGTAATGAAATAGCAACATTACCAGTGATTGTTGCTCCACCACCAATAGTTGGTATTGTCACATCAAACTTAGTTGCAGTAAAATTCGATGAATCTATAACTGTAAAGGTGTCATCCGTAGGTACAGTTCCTGAGTTGTAGGTTAAAAAGTCACAGAATAGTTTTTGTCCAATTTCTAGATTATGTCCACCTGAAACTGTGATAGTACATACAGCTCCAGTAGCTGAATATGTGGCAGTAGTAGCAGTAACAGCATCTAATTTTTGTATAGATCTCTTCGAATATGTAAACCAAATCTCATCAATGTATGCACCACTAATTGAAGTATCTGTTAATGCAGAGTCAACATCAAATACTTTTGTTGCATTACCAACAGCTGTTGGAATTAAACTTGTTAAAAACGATTGTCCAGACGAAACTGTACATAGTGTCGAATTCGTTGCTGGGCGGTCAACCATTAATGGTTGTTTGTTTGAACTACTACTTGCCACTTTTATTTATTCATAGGACTTAATTTAATTATATAGGAAGGCTTTTTTACTTATCTTTTTTATCTTCTTTTTTATTTTTAACCATTTTAGACTTATCTAAAGCTTCTTTACGCTTTTCTTTATCCGTCATCTCTTTACCATCTTCTTTCTTTTTACCTTTGTTCTTAAAATATTCTAATAGCTGTGGTGGCATTTTTTTCTTAGCCATTTAGTTTTCTTCCTCCCTTTCTATTGGAATGTCTAAAGTTTGAGTAAACCGTTTTGGTAAATTAGTACCTTTCGTGTAAGAAAAAGGTGCTTCATCAGGACGAACAGAAAATAAATCTACTCGTTTTTCTCCTGCCATTCTAGTACGCCTTCTACCTTTGAAAGGACTAGCCTTTTGTCTTTCTCTTGGACTTATAATATCCCTATCTCGTTTAATACCTAAAGTATATCCAAGTTTAGTTGAAGGTAAAACCATTTTTATCTATGACTTACTTCTAAAAGGAGTCTAGTACCAACAGCTACATCAGCAGGTCCAGGTAATGCTTGTATAAATTCTGCACCTTCTCTATTAAATCTATATCTTGCTTGAGCTGGATTTCTATAATTAGGAACATATAAATGCATCGCTAATCTATCAGTTTCATAAATATAAATTTCTGTCCAAGTTTTTAAAGTTTCACGAAAATCTGAAGTTGCAACTGTTCTATCAACGTCACCAGCTATACTTTCAATTCTATTTCTTGGAACAGTATCATTATTAATACTTCCAGTCATATCTGTACGTTTTTCAGCTTCATCACAACGACCTAATTGCTCAACAATTTTACTGACCCAAAAAGAATCTTGAACATTGTTAATTGCTTCTTCTAATCGAGCTTGGTCACCAGCAGGTATTGAAGTTAAGTTATAACCCAAATGCCAACGTACTTTTGACTGTATAAAGGTATCGAGCTTCATTCAAACAAGTAAAATTTACCTGTAACTAGTCTACTCTTACTAAGTTTTCTTTAAATATCTCATCCCAATCGATACGTTTAATTCCTCTTAATTGTTCTAATTTTGTAAATCTTTCTCCAGTAAGTGTAGTTTGTAAATCTTTTATATCTCTTGCAGTTTTTAATCCAACCCCAGGTAATGTATCTGCTATCTGTCTAGCACCTGCAGTATTTATATTTAATCTTGTGTCATAAGGAAAAGTTTCTTTATTACTGACTTTTGCTTCCTTATCCCCAGTTGCTTTTAAATCTGCTTTTAGTCTTTCTTCTGTTTTAATTTTTTCAGAAGTAGCTCCTACACAAGGTATTAAATCTTCATCATTTACATACTCAGCTTCATCATTAGCATTAATGACCATTGAAACTCCCTCTCCATGTTGAGATACCTTCTCTACTATTCCCCCAGTAATCTTGTGTTGATACAACATAATTAAAAAAAATCCTTCTTTAAATAGCTTAACTCAATAAATTTTTCTTGACAATGAAAAAGCGAGCCATAAAGACTCGCCTTTCATATTAACCATTAACGATATTACTCGTCGTTACCACCTGTCTGTGAAGCAAAGTCAATGAATCCTTGGATATCATTGAAGCTTACACCAGCAGCAGGGCGTAGGTAATTAACACGGCATAGAATATATGCTGCTTTACCTGCAGTGTGATCATCATCAGAGATGAATAGACCATCACCATCAACTGAAGTACCTGTTACAGCATTAACATTATAAATTTTAAATGTTGTGTTTGCTGTTACCTTGTACATCATGGAGTTTGCTGCATTAGCTGCAGTAATACCACCACCTGTAACTACTGTCCAAAATGGTAGTTTTCCAACAGTTACGTTTGATGTACCTTGAGCAATGGTTGTGCCACTGAATGTCAAAGTACTTGTAGCTGCTGCTAGACCATTTTGCTGAGTTGAAGGAACTCCTAAAGGAGAACCACCGTTATCAGGACCAAGTAATATTAACTCGGTATTAGTACCACCAATATCTGCTGTCACTGGGGAAGCAGGGTAAGATGGAAGACCACCTGCTGGTATGTCTTGACCTATAGCTATAGAAGCTCCATAGATGTATGCTGGTCTATCTGAACTAGCATTTACTACTAAGCTGCTGCGGTCATTACGTACACGATCATCAGGACGACGATCGGGAGAGGGGATTGTGATGTTGAAGCTCTTGTGGTTTGCTTTTGAACCTGACTTATTAGAAAGCTTGTGAAATCCAATAAGTTCAAATGCTTCAACTCCAGGCCAGCCCTTAACACCTTCATGGTTGAAAGATGATAAACGACTAATCTGATTACCTGGTTCTAGGATTGCTCCTGCGTCACTCTTGTAAGTTGCCATTAGTTAATCCTCCTTATTCTGTAATTGTGAAGGAAGTGGTAATGAAGTCCTTATTCAAGTTCGCAAAACCAGCATAAAGCTGCCAAATAAGAATAATGAATCTTGAGAAATCATCATTATTGTTGATTAAAACTTGAGCGTTAGGACCACCGATACCAACACCAATTGCCTGTGGACCAAAGAACAATCCTGCTGGAGTTGTTCTAGAGGATGCACCGTTTCCATCTCCAATATCGACCGAAATTGTCTTAGATGGGAAGTTTGTAGATTCAAAGAATCTTACTCCTTCAAACACGAATCCAGAAGGCATAACTGGCTCACCAGCTACGAACTGAGCTTGTCCATACTGTCCACCAGCATAGATTGCTTGGTTAGGAGCCATAGCACCCATTAGAGGTGAACCCTGACCCATTCCTGGATATCTTGCTACTTCACGGAAGCCTTGATCGGCTCTTAGATCTTTCATGAATGAAGGATCTGCTATACAACGATAATATCCGTCTGCGAATACTGGTACGTGACGCTTTCTTAAACTCTTAACTACCTCAAGAAGGTCAGTTTTAACATTAAACTTAAAACGCTCAGAAGCATATTCTGTAGCAGAGTAAGCACTTAATGTTGTTGAGTTGGATTTTGCCTTACCATTTGGATAGTAGTAACCACCCTGTGTATCAGAAGATTGACCACGAGATTCAGATTTGAATAGTTCATCAATGAATACTCTGTCTCTCCATCTACGGTAATCGTCTAACAAGGTCAACGAACCAATTGATTGATGGAACATATTTAAGTTTCCAGTATCAAGCAATAAACGCTGAGCTGTCATTAGGGTCTCTCTAGCAATCTTAAATGTGCTAGGAAGAGTTGTATTATTAGGGTCAGCTGGACCTGTATATTCCCTAAGAGATACAAGTACTTTGTCCTTTACGATAGATCTGCTGTTTGCTGTGCCAATTGTCTGGTCTTGAGTCCTCTCTCTAGAGGTCTTAGTTCCAGGATTGCCAAAGAAACGATAGCGGTCTAACTGAACGGTCTGACCTGGCTGTTTGGTGAAGTCATGTACAACCACTGGCTCGGAAGCCATTTCAACGATATACGCTGGATGTGGTCTATATAACTCAGCACCAAGCAGCTTCGGAAAATCGTTATCTATAAACATTTTTAGAAGTCAGCTAGGTTTGCTGATAGCGAACACTGAAGTGTGTTCATTTGAAACTGGAAAATAAATTCCATTAAGTACAATTATACTTACCCTTAATAAACGAACTTATTTAAGTTTCTGGATTAATTACAGATTGAGTTGTAGTTCCGTCTAATTGATTAGTCAAAGAATATGTTGTTGGTCTAACTACTCCAATACGTCCCATTGGATTTATATATCCATCTTCAGGTTGTAAATCAGCTTCGGAAGCTTTTGCCATCTCTGCTTCCATCATCATTTGAGCTAAAGCTTTTTCTGCTTTACCTTTAGCTTTTTTAGCTTTTGCGTGTTCCATTTACTTTTTACCTTTCTCTGATTCTAAAGGAGGCTGACCCATAGGTAACTGCATTAATCCAGCAGTAGGCATATATTGTGCTAAAAACATTTGTTCTTCACTTCTAATAAAATTTTGATTTCTTTCTGCAGCAACCATATTTTGTGGGGCTAATAAACCATTTGCAGGTAGAGGTGAACCTGGCAAATTTAACTTTAAATATGATGCATCTAAATCAGAAGGCATCTTTGCACCTTCAATAACTCTTGTATCTCCTTCTCTCATTCTTATAGCTGCATATTCATCTGTATTTCCGAAAGCAATTTGTTGTTGAACATCCATACCACCA